GTTATTAGCACGTTTAATACCTAAGTCACTTGGAGTAATCCAAATAGGAGTACGCAAGTTTGTGTTATCAGCTGTAAATGTTCCTGTACCTACTTGTAGTACAGTGTTATCTACACGGAAGAAGTCATCACCTACAACAAAGATTCTAAATGTTCTTCTTGCAACAGTGTCTCCGTCTGTAACACTAACTGTAAATTGATAAAATCTATTTAATTTTTTTGGCGGGCGTTCTGAAAAACTAAAGTCCCATGTAGCAGTGTCATAAAAGAAGCTATCGAAGCCGTTGGTGCTTCGAAGACCAAAATCATAACCTCCGCTAATTAAATCATAAGGAACAGTATCGTAAGTTCCGTCACTATACTGTAGTCCTTTTTCGATGGCTAAAAGTGGATCTACGATTCCTATTATTCTTCCGTCACTGGTTAATTCTGTTCCTGGAGGTAATTCTCCATCACCTTCTGCAATAAAAAATTCTAATTCATCGCCTGCGATAAGATCATCATCTGTTGCTTGTAGTTGGAATTCTATCGGACTGCTATCTAGTATATACAGTGTATCATTATTACCAACTGGCAACAATCCTGGATCCGTAACCCAATTAGGTGCGTCTGGACCAGACACTGTCATTTTAAATGTTCTATCTCTTACGGAGCTATCAAGCGATGCACGTAATACAAATCTATATTCTAGTTTACGAGCTACCTCGTATGGTGTTCCAGCAATCTTATTATCTTGCAAACGCATGCCAGGTGGTAACTTCCCACTTATTAGTGAAACAGTTGCACGTGAAAGAACAGGTAATGCAACCTGTGTAGTTATATTTTCTTCAAGGTCTGCTAGTATTGTATCTGATTTTGCTGTCCAAAGTTCTGCCATATTTTCATCCTATATAGCATATTTATCGGATCTAAGTTATAAATCCTAGATCAACAGTATTGCCTACATCCGGGTCGATAGTTGCAAAGTCCATGTCTACATTTTGCATAATGAACTCTATTGCATTAGCATATGTTTCTCTAAATCCGCCAAAATCAAAACCTGTTAAATAATCTCCAAATTCTCTAATATCGTATCCGTATATTAAACCTTCGATATTTGCAGCAATGCCGCCTTGACCTTGGATAGTGTTTGCTTGGAGTGTATTAACACCTATTATGTTGTTGTTATCTGCATTTAAAGTAGCAGTTAATTGTGGAGCAGTATCATGGGCAACAACACCTGTGCTATCTAGATCTACATAAACTGTCTGTCCATCTACTCTTGTGTTAGTTCCTTCTCCGCCTCTAACAGTAAGTGTCTGCCCTCTTGCTACTGTAAGAGATCCGCTATCCGATAATACTACTAATTGATCTAAACTATCTGCACCGTTAATTGTAATGCCATTTGCTGTTGAAGATAGCGTAATGTTACTTCCGCCGATTATTCTTTTAAAGCCGTGTATACCGTCTACTTTACCTCCGTAGATACCATCGCCTAAACTTCCTAAATTTTCAACATTAAATTCTTCAACAATTCTTAGATCTAATTCTTCAAAGTTATTATTGATCTTAGTAAATGATTCGCGGAGATCATCACCAGTTCCGTCGTTTGCGATTGTACCCGTATTAATATATTGTATTGCCATTTATATCTCCGTTACCATGTATCTGCTGACCATGCTACTCGTTTCCAAACGTTTGCAACACCGTCATAGTCTGTTGTGCAATAGTACATGTATGTTGCATCAAATGCAACCATGCCCTCTTGATCGCCACTTATACCAATAGACGTAGTTGGTACTGTGCTTGTAATTTTTACTTTTCCTGTGTTAGAAGAAAGTGTTAGATTTCCTGTTGCTAATACTTCAATAGTGCTTGATGCGGCTGCTGATATTGTAGTTGCATTTGGTATACTTAGGAAGCCACCTGGTTGCAAGTTTATTCCGCTATTACTGCTAATACCTAACGCACTGCCTTTTTTATCTAAGTTACCTACAAGTGTTGTAGCAATTACTTTGTTATTAATAGCGTCAACCATTACACTAGAGTCATCTGCAAATACGCTACCGTTTAGGTCACCTTCAACAACGCCAAAGAATTTGCCCTGTTCTGTATCAATTAGTATTGTACTATCATCTGATGTAATGTGACCTTTTAGTTCAAGGTCGTTATTAACAATTAGATTGTCTGTATCGAGCGTTTCAAAGTAGCCGCCTTGTAGTCTCCATATTTGTCCTTTGCCTGTTGGCTGTATAGGTGCTAGAATTTCTGGAAAGTCATATATTCCGCCTAAAGTAATGTCAGTTATTTGAAAATCACCGAAGCCATCTGTGTAAAACTCGCCCATTACTTTTACAGCCCTATCTGCTGCACCGCTGGCATCTCCAATTTGTAATTGCATAGTAGTGCCAAAGATTTCTTCATCTACATGACATTTTAGTGTTATGCCTCTGTTTTGAAATTCTCCGGAATACTGTTGATAATTTTGCAACATTAAACTTCTAGTTGATGCACTGTTTATTATTACGCGACTGTCTTCTGCGAAGATTTTTGTAAGAGCATCGTTGCCTTGTCCGAGCCACTGTATTTCGCCATCAATCTTAGGACTATTAAATCTATCAGTTACATTATCATATACAACACGATCGCCATCATCTGCAATCAAGCGTCCGTTTAAATCACCTGTATTGTTTACATCAATAGTAAGTGTTCCGTCAACAATTTCTGCTTGTGTTACAAAATCTGGAACATCAACTAAGTCAGTAAATGAAGCACTAGTTGCAACATCTGCTAAACCTGCAACATTTGAT